TTCTCGTCGGGGTTTCTGAGCTGAACAAGATCATCTTGCCATCCGCAGTTTTCGCAGATGTCATCACAGCCTTCGTGTTCAAACTCATATTCGCCGCAGACGGGACACTTATGTTTCTTGCTCATCCTCGACACCTTCTTCCGCTTTGATCTTATCAAAATACTTATTCGCCAGCTCAAGATTTACCTCGCCGGTCTTCTTGTTCCGCTTGGCAAAGTAACAGGTCGTCAGCTTTCCTCCGGGAACACCTTTGGCGTATTCGCCGGTGGTTCTGTCAAACCGCACAATCTCGCCGCTCTCCGTCGCATAACCATCAACGGTATCGGAGCAGGGCTGGGCGAGGAACTCTTTCGCGTGTTCGACATATTGTTCCTCTGTCATATCTCCGTATTCGGCGAGGTGCTTCTTAGTGTGAGCTTTCAGCTTCTTGCTGTTCTCAAAGCCCTTGCACTTCGGATTTTCGCCTCGCGGAGAAGCCTTTGGAGCGGACCCTCCGACCTGCCCGGGAACTCCATTGTGACCGTGGTTTCCCGAATTGCTGTTGCCTTCATCTTGATTCAACGAAGTGTTTGTATTATATATTATACTCGTATTCGTTGATTTGTCAAGAGGATTTTGCAAATTATCATCGTTTTGTAAGATATTTTCGCCCTCTGAGGGTTCTACGCCGCAGAGAACTTCTTTCAACAGTGTCAAGCTGTCTGCGAAGGGCTGGAACAGAGAGGGGGAAAGTAGCTCAAGTTCCTCAAGGCTACGGAAGGTCGGTGCGGTCATTTCGAGATCTACACACGAAATTTCGCCCTCGTAGTCTTGACACAGGAAGATGTAAGGCTGCAAGCCTGTGTCGCTTTCTGTGGGACCCATACCGAGAGGGATCAGCTCTTTGGGGCTGATTCCGAACTCTTCTTCGGTCTCTCTGAAAGCAGCCCGCTCGGGAGTCTCGCCCTTTTCGCCGTGACCGCCGGGGCCGCAGATCAGACCATATCCGAAATCGTTGTGACGTTTGCCGGTCAGAATACGACCGTCAGAGACCACGATTACGCCCACAGAGAAGGGTTTTCCTTCGTCCGGGGGTAAATGGATGTCTTCGGCATTGTCCTCGTTTTCGGGGCGTTTCTCGGCTTCAGCGAGCTCTTCCTCCGTCATGTCCTGCGGCAACTTCGTCGCTGCGGGTGCGCTTTCGGAAGAGTTTCCTTCTTCGACCACTCCGTTTTCGGTCTCGATCTCGGTAGGCTCTTCGCCTTCGTTGGACTGGTGCGCGAGCTGTTCGGCCATTTCAGCGAACAGATCTTCGTCATCCTCTGTACCGTCGAGCATATTCTCAACGTCAAACTCCTGCGATTCGGCGAGCTTTTTGCGGACTTCGGTGGGGTCAATCGCTCCCATATCCACATAGATCTGCGCCGTCTGCGCCTTTGTCTGCTGAGTCTGTGCCTTCTTTTGGTCGAGGTCTGCCTGTTCGTTGTCACTCATGGACCACAACGGGTTGAAATTGACGTTGATCTTGGGAATCTCGCCGATCTCTCCTGTAGCCATGCCTGCTTGGAACAGAACGGAAAGCAGGTAGCGCAGGTTTCCTCGAAGCATACGCTTCTGAATCCTCTGCACATAGTTGTAGAAATTCTCCATATCAGACTCGCCGGTGGCGTTCATACCAGCCGGAGAACGACCGAAAAGCGTAGTCTGAGGTATGGATGTGAGTGCGCTCAAATAGTTGCAGGCGGCGTCTATAACATCCGATACGCCTGCGAGCTGGAAGGACTTGAAGTCGTAATCTTCACCCTCCGCGTCGATTGCGATACTGTTCAGCATACCCCTCGCCATGTCGATGACTTGGAGGCGCTTCAGTACGCGATCTTCACCTTCTTCGGTTGCAAGCTCCATCGCAAGATTCTTCATCTTGTAGATCGCCTGCACCGATTTATCCAGCATCTTCGGTCCGCTCGAATGAGCAAGCTCCGCATCGCGGATGGCTCTGTGAATCCTTACATATTCGGGCATACCCCAAAGCTGATACACGGAGTTCGTGCAGTTCTCGGGGAGCACACCGTTTTGGAACACGAGGCATCTGCTGTCGTGGACCGTGAAGTTTCCGTATCGGCTGAACACCGTGTAATACTCCGGCATACCAAGGCGACTGCCTCTCGTGCGGAACGGATCCTGCGGGTCATACGAAAACATACTGCTGTAGTCGGGGGTAATCAGCGAGCGGTCATAGATGCGAATGTCATCTATCGACTGAATATTACTCCAATCAAGTGGCTCATCGATACCGCGCCCGTCATTGATGAGCATGACGGCGATGGAACCGCCGAAAAGACGCGCCCACTTGATGGCAGTCATCGCGGTTTCTTCCCAATCCAGTTCATCGAGTGCGCTGTAGCAGAAATCAAGAATCGTCTGATCCGTGACATCTGCCAGTGTAAACCCGTGCTTTACAGCTTCTTCAGCAGGGGTGTCTATGATCTTTGAAAATAAGCCGTTGCCCTCGTAGAACATCGAGAGAACGTCATCGGGAACAGCAGGCTCGGGAGCGAACTGGTAGTGTTCCGAGGTGTCCTTGGATGTGCCGTACCTGTTCAGCAGGTTCACATATCCGTCTGCTCGGAACGGTCTGACAGCCTTGCCGGTCTGTTTCTGTATCAGATCAGCGTATCGCATGACTCGGTCGATACGGTCTATCTGAGCCTGCGATCTCGGCTTCTTTTTGTCTCCCATGCTCTCTCACCTCTTTTCGGTATAATCAAATAAGACTGTTCAAGCTGAAGGTATTGCTCAGCTCGATTTCGGCAAAGCCGTTGGCGGATGCGTCCACCATATCCTTGAGTGCTCCATCCGGGAACTGCTCCATCTGTACGAGATAGGGCTCGTTCCATTCACCGTGCAGGATGTCGAAGTTTCCGGCTTGCCATTGCGCCGCCATGGGCTCGGCTCTTGTCTGCTTGCTGCCGGACTCGAGGCGTGTCACCACATCGAACCCCGACAGGAACTTGATGTAGGATTCTGCCTGTTCCTTGCCGGCCTGCCCGGGGTCTTGAGGCAGTCTGACGCGGACGCGCTTGTATGCCGCATTGTCCGCTTGCGCTGTCAGTCTGATGGTCTGCCGGACATCGGATGCAGACATCTGTTTGTTGATGACATCCGCGATGATGTACCGACCATTCTTCCTCTTGCCTATGAGCACACCAGCCGTGCAAGCAGGTTCGCCCTTGCTGTCCGTTTTCTCGGTCGCAGCCAAGTCCCAACAGCGCACCCAATAGGTGACGTCGTCGGGGATGAACTCGAGAATGTTCCCGAGCTGTGTCCGTTTGAAGTACAGACCCGCAGAGGGCTTGATCTTCCAGTTACCACCGAGAAGTCGTTCCCTTTCCACCAACGCCAGCGCTTTAAGGTTGGCAAGGTACGCAGGGTTGACTCTCAGCAGCTCCTTGTTATCGTAAACCGACGACATGATAAATGTCATCGACTTCGGCTCTTCTTTTTCTTCCTCTGTCACGAGGTTGAAGCGTTCCCACAGTTCCTCACGGGTATCAGCCCATGTGATCTTCTCGTCTCGACGGATAAACCACCGTAGGACACCGCTTCTTTCGGGGATCGGATACCCGGTATCTTGGTCGATCCACCATTCAATGAACCCTGCCACCCAGCTATTCGCATCGGGGTTGCAGGTGGCTCTTACAAACGGCTTGACGCCGCAGGTGCTTCGGTTTCGGGACAGCATATAGAAGAACATCTTCTCTGTGAAATGCGTCAGCTCGTCGAAACCGATCTCGCAAAACTGTGAACCTTGCCAGTCTTCCAGTTCGTCATCCCTCTCGATGTGAGCGAACGATACCTTCGATACTGTTTCGCCATCCTTATCGACGAAGGACCACGTTGCGTCGGAGATCTTACGCTGTGCGCCTCGGATACCGCTGTACATTTGCTGGGCTTCATCCCACAAGCCGCCTTGGGAGAAGATCTGCTTGTAGTTCTTTCTGAAGATCGTGCAGCCGAACCCTTTGACGTTCTTGTGCCGCAAAGCCGACAGGAGCAAGCCGTAGGTTTTACCGCCGCCGGCGGCTCCACCGTATATGCAAATGTCCGCAGGAGTGGACAGGAACATTTCCTGCGGTCCTGCCTGCGGCTGAAGGACGCGGACTTTTTTCTGAGAGGTCTCTTTACTTGCCTTCGCCATTCACATCACGACCATTCGAGGGAAGATAGATGACAACGTCCTCTCCTTCGTCCCCGTTGGTAAGTGATACTTCCTGTCTCTGAGACCACGAACCTCTCTTTCGGTTATTTAGCCAGTACATACACGCCATCGTGTCCGCCGGAATCGTCCTCGTGGTCGTTTTTACACGGACAGGTTTCGGGTTGCCGTCCTTATCCATGTCGAGGGTCTTCTCGGTGTCGGTGACTGTATGTTCCTGTGTGCGACCGTAAAGGCTCTTTTCGACCTTTGCGTCCGCTATGTTTTTGCCTTCCTCAACGGCAGTTGCTAAGCTCTCGTACTCTTTCACCCAGCGAATGAAAGTCCGAACCGAAATACCGAACGCTTCGGCGATTTCATCGTTCGTAGCACCCTTGATAGCCAGCGACCAAGCCCAGTCATCATGATACTTCGGATTGTATTTACTTTGCGCCGGCATATCCTTTCACTCACTTTCCTTCGAGATATTCCGAAGCCATATTGACGATCCATTCCCATCTGTTCTTGGTCGTCACCATGCCTTCCTTTTCCGCTTTCTTGATTGCCTTTGTGATGATCTCGGCAGAGGATGCCGGGATCGCATTGCTTCCGAACAGCTTCGTAAGGTAGGTCCAGTCTTCCTCCTCTGTGTAACCTGCGTCATCCATTTTCTCGGTGACTGCCTGTATCATAGAGTGGATCGCCGCACCCACGTTGCGGATGTCGGAGAACTTCTGATATTTGCTCAGTGCTTCGACGAACGACTTGCACTGTTCGTATGGAGCTACGCCGATGATCTCGGGCGCGGAGTGCTCAAGGTTCTTAACCAGTGTATCCATGTCCTTGACTTGGT